TTATTTGCCTCTGTATAGATAGCCCGTGCATAGTCTGCATCTATTTCGTCAAATCCAAGCATCGTTCTAACCTCGTTTAAAGTGGCTAATCCGCCATGCCAAAACGTTTCCATTATTAGTTTTGAATCTGCATTAAGCTCAGAATATTCTGATATGTCAAAGTCTAAATAATCGGCTTCACCGGGAAAGGCTGGCAAAAGAAACTCGCTTAAAGCCTGTTCTAGCTGCTTCAAAAATGGTAAAGAAACATCTACAACTAACTGCTTTTTGGCTTCGTTTAGGTTATCGAACTTTGAATCTGAGCGGAAAAGAGCGGGATTAATACCCCATAGGTTGCATAATTTCTCATCATCGTATTCCATGCCTTTCAAGATGTCAAGAGCAACCGGACTAAGTGCGATTGATTGGTATTGCATAGGAATACCCAAAGCCCCAACACGGTTTTTATTCATACTCCCATCCCAATATTTTTGAAGTTGCTGCCTCAGAGTAGGTAGCTGTTCGGCTGTTAGCCACTTTTCAGGGTCTTGAGACGCGTCTGGACTGATAAAACCTTTTGCACCTTCATTCTCAAGTGATCTTTTTAAGCTCGAAACTGCTTCATTATTCTTGCTCAGAAACTTAATCCCTGCAAGTAGCGGACTTTGACCCCTTAGCTGTGATCCCTGAAGATCCCAATACGGATTAACCATTTTCATGTGTTTAATCTCAGAGGCTGGAATTTCAATGGTCTGATCTCCTATATTGAATTTCACACCTTTAAAAGGCATAAACATATCGCCCTGAATAAGGTCCAATCTATTGACCGGCAAACAATACATTTCTTTGAATTTGTTAGCATCTCGCAAACCCCCTCCAATCCTAACCCCGTAGATAAAAACTTCGCCTGTTAGCCTGAACCACATTGATACTTCTTTCAAGAACTCAATTTGCGTTTGCCTTGGGTTTGGGTGTTTTAGAAGATCCATCAAATCGCCTGACTCAAGCGCTTCAAGGTTCTTAACCCGTTCAAATTTGGACTGAGCGCGATCTAGTTCCCCAGACTTATATTTTATCGCTTTGTATCGCTTCTCTTTGCCGTTTTCCTTGAATGCCTGCAAAGGTACTTCTGAGTCTTTTTCGCCAATCTTTTTAACTATTGAATAGATCATAGCATTACCCCGATACCCTTCGTTAATGAATGTATCGACCCTATTATCCATCCACACAACTAAATTATTCACGTTGAATTGTCCGTAAATAGCTTTGTTAAGTAAGTTTGCGTCTAAATCGGCTGTAGGCCTTGGACTTGTAAGGAGGTATTTTTGAATCAGAGAAATCATTTATTATTCTTTAGATCGATTGCAATAACCAAAAATACGTAAAATATTACAAAAACTGAACGACCCACCCAAAGCCACTGAATTGGGTTTAGGGTCCAAGCTATGAAACTGCCTAATAAGTACATGGCAATTAGTAGGGATAAGTAAATAGTTACGGTTTTTATCATTAGCTCATATCAATTAGCCCAACAGGGTTTTTATTGTTAATCATTAATTCAGTCAGTCCCCATACAAGAGCATCTACACGGTCTGGAGATTTGCCTTTGTCCGGGTTAAAAGTAACCATTTGAGATTCCAATATAGAAAGATTCCCAACGTGAAAAATTCTATTTTGCTCGTATAGTGAGTAAATAGGTTCAGCCCTTACAAATTTTCCTTTGGTTGCTGTGACTAGCTTAACCCTATTCTTTGCGCCTTGCGACCTTAAAACACTTTCCACCATGTCACCGCCTTGATTCTTTTCCGCTACTATGCAATCAGCATTCCAACGGTCAACCGCTTTTACTGCAATTATAGCCCATTCATTAGGTGAATATTTTCCGCTTAAATCTTCAAGAATATATCCTTTATCATTGTAATCCGTTGCGCAAACTATAATCCCTGTCTCATCGCTTTCCGAAGTAGCCGTAACAGCCGGGTCAATTGCCGCTACTATCCGCTTTAATTTTGGAGCCACATCAATAAAAGCCTTTGCAATTATAGCTCGATTCCAAAGCAGACCCTCAGCATCTTCCAACCATTCACCTAAAAACAAATGCCTATACCTTAGTAGGTTTTCTTGCTTAACTCGGTTCGCTTGCTCTAAAAAAGACGCTGATAAATTAATAGCATTGTCTAAATAGGTAGTATGAATATAGGTAGTATCAATTTTCTTTCCTTTTGCTAAAAATCGCTTATGAATCCAGTGACTTTTATAGCTTGGGTTCATCACGATCATAACCCTGTTTGTCATCCCTTTAGTTCTGATTGACAAGTCTATCCGATCAAAAACGTCTTCATCTACTAGCTCTTCTGCTTCGTCTAGAACAAAGGTAGTAACCCCTGCAATTGATTTTAGGTTTGCCGTTGCTGTGCCCTGACTTGTCTTGATCCCTTTGAATAGTATTTTTGAGCCTGTTACTCTATTTGTAATTTCGGTTTGAGTTATCTCGAAATCTTCAAACCTATTAAGTTCTTCAATTTTTTGTATAAATTCTGGAATGATTGAGATGTAAGCAGAAACTAAAGTCCATCTTGTGAATAGAATGATATGCCCTTTTTCGTAAGTTAGGTGAAGAAGCGCTGTTGATACGTGAAAAGACTTTGCCGAACCTCTAGATCCTGTAAGAAGAAAATACCTGGTTAGTGGGAACTGATTAAATATAGGCTTATAGTTATTCAGCAGTTCCATCTACCCATTTTATAGGTGAAGAAATATCTTTGCCGTTCGTTGTGTGGTCATTTGCGACCCTGTCACTCCAACCCATATTCTTTAGTGCAAAAATTACCCCTGTAGGATTGTTCTCATATATTGCACGCTCCTCATAGATTGCCTCAACCTTTGCTGTAGCCCTTTTTATAATGTGGAAAAATTCGTCTTTTTCCTTATAATTATACAAAGTATGTCGATCAACTTCTAAGAATACTGCAAGCCCTGAAAGCGTAGGTCTTGATGTCTGATTAAAATAATCAGCAATTAAAATGGATAACTCAATAGGATCTTTCCATATCAAAGGTCTTCCTGCTGGCATAATTTACTTTTTGTTTACACTGCAATTTAACGAAAAAAAGCCCGAAAAGTTAATCCCAGGCTAATTAGGCGTTAATCAACTTCATCATTCAAATACTTTTCTAGCTGATCAGATATAAATTCTCCTAGATTTCGTGCGTCTTCTCCATTATCAGCATTAACTATTTTACATTTGTAATTGAATACATAATTATTTTTATCATTTTCGAAACTACAACAAGATGAAACAACCTCAATCCTTTTCGGTAGCTTCTTTGCCCATTTGCCCTCTTCGTGAATTGTCCAAGAATCTAAAAAAAGCCTGTTATCTATTTTTGAGTATCTAAAAACGTCACTATAAATTTCAAATTTATTCCCCCTCCAATCCTCAAAACTATCCCCATCTTTAATTTCTCCGTACAATTCAAACGCCTTAGCCTTTAGTTGGTTTACGTATGATTCCTCTGTGGATGGAGTATATCCATTTTGTGTGTCAACTTCATTTACGAGATATATTGAATCGCTTGATTTGCTTTTACAGAACTCCACACCTTCCCAAGGGTCTTTAAGTGATACCCAAACATAGCCATCAGCTCTATTTTCAATTTCAAATTGTGTTCCATCTAACACTTTTATTAATCGCTCTAAGTTTTCGTTAGTCATTTTATCATTATTTTAACTGTGTCCCCTACATTTATCCCTGACCTAATTGGATGATCGCTGATTCCAAAGCAAGGTTGATTTTTGTACCTTGGATTTTCGCACTCCCAAAATACAGTATAGAACCCGTACTCCCTGTTTACCTCAATTACGATACCCTTTTCGCTCATGATGCGCTGCCTAAGTCTGTTTACCTTTGCAGCTTCGCAGCCTGACAAGAGCAGAAAAATGATGACTATAACCGCTCTCATTTCCTTCTGTAGTCGTGCCTTACCTTGTCTGAGTCCTTAATGGTCCTGATTAGTTCTCGATCCATCTTCCTGTTAAGATCCTTGTAGGAACTAAATTCTGGATGCTTTTGGCTTGAGCAGCTGGAAAATATAACTATCAGAGCTAAGGTGATCAAACCCATGATCGCAAGTTGAAACTTGTTTGATCTAGTCATTTTCTAGTACCGTTTTGATTGCTTCTATTAGTTGAGGTTGCTTAGAAATAATTTCCATTGCCCCTAAGAAAACTATAAATGAAACCTGTGAGTTTGGTAAGAAACCTTCTTGCTTAACTTCAAAATCTGTAATCTCAATCCCAGGCTTTTTCTCAAAAGTTACCGAACAAGTCATTCCATCTTTAGCCGCTTGCTTGTTTAGTAGCTCAATGAGGTATTGAGTCGATAGTTCTTTTTCTACTAGCTTCCATTCCTTACGTAGTGATGTTGAAATAAGCCAAAAAGACACTTCCTCTCCTCCTATTTTTGCATCACAAGGATATATATTCCCTAAAATAGGCTTAGGATCTGCATATTTATCTGCCTGCTGTTGTGTACCTACGTACTCATAATATTTAGTTTCCATTTCGCTCCTCGATTAATTGATTGTTGTATAATAATTTAGCACTCATAAAATCTGTAACCTGACTCATTAATTTGTCAAACATCTTTCTAGCCTCCTGTTCAGTTTCAGCAAAGCCTTTGCCGTTGTCAACAGTACCGCTCTTCAGTAGGATTATCTGATAGTTTGTCTTTAGGGTTGACCTTTTCATCCAAGCTAAGGTAGACCATAAAATCATGAACTCGTTGCTGTTTTATCAACTGCCTTTTATAGTACCTGCTTTTAAAGATCTTCCAAAATGATCTTTTATATTCGAGCGGAACTTTTGAGAAACAGGTCCCTTTATAAGCTCCGAACTTCATTTTTATCTGCTTCATCAGAATGGAAGCTTATCACCATCGTCATCCTGAAAATTAGCCGTCTGAGCCGCTGGCTGGCCTTGCGTAGCGGCTGGAAGTTTAGCCTCCTTAAGCTGCATCGTAAAACTCATAAATGTAACGCCTTTCGCTGAGGTCTTAATCCATGCC